GGCCGGGCCTGCATCACACAATCCGCCTCGCCTGACCCGTGCGGCGATGGGGGATTGCAAATGGGGTCAGTCGTCGCAGACACGGTGCAGGTGGATGGCCTTGGGCAGCATCTCTGAGCCAACCCGCTCGTAAACCACCGTCACATCTCCGCGCACGGCATCTTGCCCCCAAAGGTCTCCGGTCCCGACTTCGCCCATGAGCTTAAGCCGGACTCGCCGATCGACGATGTTAGGTATGAGAGCGGCCCAGCCTTTGCCGCCATGATCCTTGTCTTGCGCATGCAGTTCCAGCTTCACATTCGAGAAGGACCGAAAGGGGTCCACCTTCAGGGCCTTATCAACCTGATAATCGGCGGGCACGTCGCGGATGAGATCCTGATCGAGGATGCGGTGGTTCACCTCCATGGGTGCGCTGTCCTGGCTCTTGCTGGGCTTGAAAAATCTTCCGGCCGCGGCGACGAGGCGCTTCCACGGGGCCTTCTCTCCGTACCGCTCATCGAGGCGGTCCTGAATGGTTTTTGGCGAGGTGCCCAGCATGTTGGCCAGCTCTTCCACTAGGGCCTCCAGCTTCTTCTTCGCGGGCCCCTCTCCTCCCCTGCCGATGACCACGTCCTTGATGGCGCCAACGCCATAGAAGACGATGACTAGCACCAGCACGGTCACTATCGTGTCGAACCGATCGGGGATGGGTACGCCCGTTGCTGAGGTAATCGCGCCTGGCACCTCGTCCTCAAGGCTTTGCTGAAACGTCAGGAACAGCGTCGCGATGAATAGCTCCCGCAGGGGGCTCTCCTGCGCGATCTCTCGCACCCTGATCTGTATTTGTTCTACTTCTAATCCGTCGATGATGCGAGGCAAAAAGGCAGCCGCCTCGTTCAGCACGGCCTCGACGGCAAGAAGGCTGTCGATGATATCGCGCACGGGAACGGCGTCCTGCGTGACGTACCGCACCGAAAACGGAGCTTCGAATTCCATACTTCCCCCCACCACGGTCTGGGGGAGGGTATGCGGGAACGGCGCACCTCGTCAAACAGGAGTCTCGGGGGCTCCTCACCTCGACAACTGCTCCACAGCGACCATCAGTGCACCGAATGAGCCGCCATAGCCCGCTTCAGCCGAGCCGCCCGATCGGGCTCCAACGGCGCCTTCCCCTTCTCCGCGTCGGGAGTGTGTCGCTCATTCCACTCGCTGAGCATCGCCTGATACTGCCAGAGCGTCAGCCGTTCCCAAGCGACAGCCATCATCGCGCAGTTGACCATCACCTCAGCGACGTTGATCCCGTCGGCTACTGCCCCGCCTGCCCGGCCGGGCTTTTTTTTTGAGGCTCATACCCCTCTATCAGCGCTGACAGGACCGACGCGGCGATGTCCCAGGCCGCCTTCATCGGCGCAGGCGGGTACACATAGGCTTCCAGCAGCTGCCGCGCGCGGATCGGAGAGACGGTGACCTCCTCGCCGTTCACGACACCGCGGCCCCCGCCGATCAGGCCCTGGCGGATCGTCTCGTAGACGTCGGTGGCGAAGGCGTCGCTCTCATGCGGCAAGCCGAGCACTTGCCCGTCTAGCATGTAGCGGCCCTTGAGGACGCGCCCGTAGATCGTGAAAATGCCGGCGCCGCAGACACGCTGAAGCTCGGCAATCTGCGGCAGCTTCAGCGAAAAGAGATAGTCGCCGTCCGCGAAGGAAAGCTCGATCTCAGTTGTGCCGGCCATTACGCCGCCGCCGCATAGGTCCAGTCACCGTGGCTGGCGAGACTGATCTCGCCCGTCGCGTCACCCTCGCGCGGAATGTTGAGGTTGTTGGCCGTCATCCGGAACGCGCCGGTGGTGGTGCCGAGCAGATCGCCGGCGTCCGTGCCGTCGTCAGCGTAGAATTCGACCCGATAGGTGAGGACCTTGCCGAGCGCGTCTTGGAGGTCCGGGATCATGTCGACATTGGTGAGGCCGCTGCCGCTGACATCCAGCTGCTTGCCGGTCGCGCGGGTCTTGCGCGACGGAACCTCGCCGGGCTTGGCGCAATCGCGGACGAAGCGATCGGAGGTGCCGACGGTTTCCGAGTGGGTCACGTCGGTGAGACCGCAGATGACGCTGAACACCTCGGGCGAGGCGCCGTCGCCGATTTTGATCAGCGCGAAATCGATCTCGGTGGGAAGGGACATTCGGGCTCTCCGGCGGCTGCGTTCGCCCGGAGACTATGGGAGGCGGGTGGTGGCTGTTACCGCCGTCAGGTGTCGGCGCCGCCGTCTATGACGCGGAAGCCTTCTCGAGCTTTGTCGGCGCTCCACTGGCTGGCGGAGATCGCGTCAGCTTCGATGGGAACGCAGGTTGCGAGATGAGCCGCTGCATAGAGTCGCTCAGCCGCCTCACCCGCGGATTCTTCCGCTTTCAGGCCGAGTGCCCCTGCGATTTCAGCGAAGTCATCGCCGGTGAGAACGCCCTTGCGGTAGAGAGCTGCTGCAAGACCCATCGCGAACTCTTCGGCTACGGTAGGGGCGTCCTCGCTCACCGCCGCCTTATGCCACGTCAGGTCAGAACCCGCACCCGGAAATTCTGCACTGTGTGGAAGGCGTCGGCCTCATCGCCGTCCTGCAGAAGCTGCGAGCCCGTCCAAGTCACCTTTGCATGACCGCCGGCGATGCTCAGGCGCTTCCCATCGAGTGCGGCCGCGATGGCCGATCCGATCCGCGCCGCATGATCCTCCGCGCTTTCGACAACTTGCTCGCCGACTTTGTGCGGTTTCGCGAAGCCGTGGAGCGCGACGGTGATCTCGTTGCCGTCCACGCAGGAGGCGCGGACCGGCAGGCCAGACGGCGCGCCGTATTTGATGAATGGCCAAGTCGGCGCGCCGATCGGCGCCTGCGGGTGGATCGATGTCGCCGGCACGAGCGCGGTCACGGCGCCCGCCGCCTTGAGCTCCGTTAGGATGGCCCTCCGGACAGGGAGGGTGCTGTCATTCGCCACCGGGGGCGCTCTCCGGCTTCACTTCGGCGGCCTTGCGAGCCTTCACCGCAGCGCGCCCGATATCCTTCGTGGTGGTTACTTCGGACTCAGCCTTGAAGGCCGTCGTCTTCTCCGGAGTGACGTGATCGTAATCGGCGGTGAACCGGACGCGCATGATCAGGCTCCTTTCGAGGTGCGGATTGCGTTGCTGACGGCGCGGCGAACGAGCGCGGTGACCTCTTTGCGCTTTGCCGCGGTGGCTGGTCGCATGTACGGGCGCTCGGCCATTTTTGACGTGCCGAATTCCAGCGCGGCGGCATATGGCGCGTTGGACGAAACCTCGGCCTTCAAAGGCCCGGTCTGCACGGTCTCTATGTTGTTCGCGAGCACCGACGTGTCATTGTTCGGCGGCTGCCCGGGAGCGGACGGGACGTGATTCGCGCCTGAGACGGCGCCGCGGGTGATGCTGAGCTGCGCTTCGACCTGAATTGTCTGGCCGCCAGCGAACAGCGCGGCGCCGACGCGGCGGACCATGTCGGGGCCGCTGAGATTGCGGAGGCGGGCGGAGTGGGCCTTGGCGCCGGTGATCCTAGCCACGGCGCCCTCGGCATTCCCAGTAGATCCCCGCAGGATCGCGGGTGACCGTCGCCACCATCCATGAGCCCGCGTGCGGCCCCGCCAGCACCTCGACAGTCGCGGAGGTGTCCATGTCGCCGTCGAGCGTCGAAGCGAGCACCAGCAGCCGCATATCGCCGTCTGTGAAGCCGTCCGCCAGGCGCATGCCCTCGGTGGCGGCATCGACTTGGACGGAGCAGCTTTTCACCACCGGTGTGCCGGGGGTTACGATCGATCCGCCGCTGTCCGTGGTCGGAGCACCGGGCCAGCGCGCGATCGCATCGTGGAACGGCCCGCCCAGAACGCCAGAGATGCTGAGCGCAATGTCGGCGAAGGCCTGCGCCATGCTCATCCGATCGGCCCGGCGCCGTAGCCGCAAACAGGGAGCGTGCCGGCCGCGCTGACGCGAGGCCCGCCGAAATTGCGTCGCAGCAACGCTTGAAATTCGATGCCGTAGCGGGTGGCGCCATAGCCACCCTTTGTCTGGGCAGATGCAGCAGCCTCACTGAAGGCGACATCCATCGCGCCGGACTTGAACCTGGTAACACCGGCCGGAATTATCCCTGCCCCGCCGCCAAGTTCCTCCAGCGCCATGCTGTGGGCGGCGCGGGCCATGAGGGCGGGTGCATAGTCGCCCTCCTGCCAGGTCTCGTCCACGAAGCGCTGAGCGTCGGTGAGCCAGTACTGCCGCACGTCCTCGGCCACCGAGGCAAAGGCTGGGTAGCGGAGGATCAGATCTGCGGGAGAGGGCGCGGTGTAGGCCATCGGGTCCTTCTACGAAAAAGGGGCCGCCCGTGGCTTCCGCCGGACGGCCCCAGACACTCGCCCCGGGGGAATGAAGGGCGAAGCCGTTTAGGCGTTCAGCAGCGCTTCGAGGCGCTCCTTGAGGGCGGCTAACGCACCATCGCGCGATTTGCCGGCGGTTTCGGCGTCGATCAGGCGCTGCACTTCGTCCGGGTCATCGACCGCGGCGAGGTGTTCGATGAGCTTGGGGATGCTCTGGTCGAGGGGGCCGGGCTCGGGCCCGTCATCATCGTCCGCCGCGCCGAAATAGCCGGTCGACTTGGCCGAGTTGAACTCCGCCTCCGTCACCTCGACCTCGGCGCGCTTGCCAGCGTCGATCAGCACCAGACCGTTGACGCCATTGACGCCGCGTGGCCCGTCGGAGCCGTTGACGAAGGCGACCTTCCTGCTGGCTGCCATGACTCAGATCCCATCCCGGTAGGTGATCGCCTTGGGCAGCCGGACCTCGGTGCCGCCGACGTTCATGGTGCCGCCGACCTCGTAGGTCATGCTGCTCTTCTGGAAGGGCGGCAGGAACTCGTGATCGCCGGGGAGATGGAATTGCGCCACCTCGCGGCTGTTGTCGTAAGCGACCAGGCGATCGGTGCCCGAGGCGCCGGCGCCGGCAAGCTCGCGGATCGGCTTGAACACGATGTTCTCGCCACCGTCGCGGTTGCCGCGGATGTAGGCGAGAATCGTCGAGCCCGTGTCCGACATGCGGGTCTGCTCGATGTAGCGTAGCTTCGCAGTCGGCAGGCCGACCGTGGTAGCGGTATGGGTTTCGCCGGTCTGCGTCTCGACCGCGTTGACGGCGGCCCAGATGTCGCGGCTGATCTGATCCGGCGACTTGGTCGACCAGGTGGTGGTGGAGCCGGTGCCGTCGGCCGCCACGTTCGCGGCCGGGACGGACGCGTTGTTGATGAGGCCGGTCCAGCCCTTCTCGGACGAAGCCGCACCCGGCGTCTTGCCGGTCATGGCGATCGAGCGCTTGAACACGGCGGCGGCCTTGCGGGCTGCGGACGCCTTGTCCGAGGACAGCGCGCGGCCGAGCTTGGCGGCGCGCTGCATCTCCTGCGTGGTCCATTCGTAGCCGATTCCGGCCAAGTGAAAGCCGCGGCTCAGCTGCTCCGCCTTCGTGCCAGCGAAGGGCATGTCGAAGCCCTTGCCGCTCAGGAATTCGGCCTTGCCGACCTCGTCCATGCTGTAGAACACGGTGCCGACATCCCACATATCGCCATCGGTGTTGATGGAGACGAGGTCCGTCAGGTCGAAGTTCGGATAGCGCCGCATGTAGACCTCGGTCTCGATGCGGTACATCTGCGGCGTCAGGAAGGCGCGGCCCACCTGCGCATCGACGAAGAACTGGTCGACCCGGTCGGCGAAGGCGTGCGCCGCGCGAGCATCGGAGTCCGCCCACCGGGCGAATGCCAAGGCGCGGGCCGACTCGTCGGCTGCGAAGAACGTGGCGGCGTCCGAAAAGAGGCCGCCCGTCGCATCTGCGAAGTTGATGTACATGGTCTCAGGCCCCTTAGCGCTTGGCGAGCTTGACCAGATCGGCCGCGGAGCCGGTCGTGTCGAAGAACCACCCGGTGAGAATGGTGTCGGAAGTCGAGGTGTCGTCGATCAGGCCGGCGGTCGTGCCGTAAGCCTGGGCGCCGTCCGTGACCGCCTCGGAGGCCGTGACCCAGATCACTCCCTGGGTCAGGATCGCGACGTTCTCGTACTGCGGGTAGGCGTCGGCCGTCTGGCCGGCGAGAAGTCCGAGCGCCTCGTGGGCGATGGAGATGCCGAGGAAGGTGCCGACGGCGGGCGTGACGGTGCAACCATGATCGCCGACGCCGCGGTAAACGGGTACGCCGAACGGGATGCCGCCGGCGTCCTCGCACGTGCGGCTGATGCGGTTGCTCGTCTCGCCATTGGCGATCATGCCGGGATAACCGGGGGCGAGCGTGGTGTCGTAAGTGGTCTGAACTTCGGCCATCGTGTCTTACCCCTTACTTGGCGCGGAACGCACGGGCGGCGTCCCGGATGTTGGCGACGTCGTTCGCGATCAGCGGCGCGTGAATGACGGTGGAGCCGGCCGACGTCTTCGCGTCCTTCGTCAGCGTCTCGAACGAGGCGGCGATCTGGACGTCATTCCAATCCTTGGCGGCATCGCCGACCTTTGCCAGAACGACCGCCTTCATGATGGCCGGCTCGTCCATGCTGTCGGTGACCGCGACGCCGAGCGCCTTGGCCTTGTCGCAGGTGCGGGCGTAGGCGGCGGCGGCGTCGCGCAGCTGCTGCGGGGTGAGCTTGGCGTCGGCGACCTGCTTCTCGAGCGTGGTGACCTTGGCCTCCAGCGTCGCCTTGTCGGTGGTGAGGGTAGCAACCTGCGTTTCCGCGGTGGCCTTGTCGCTGAGCGCGGCGGTGAGCTGGCCCTGGACCTTGCCGATCGCCACCTCGACGGCGGCGGCATCGCTGAGGTCGACCTGCAGGCCGTCGATCATGATCTTCTTCACGGGCTTCTCCTCGAGCGCGTCGGCGGTCAAAATGATGGTGGCAGCATCGCAGGTTTCGAACGCGCGGTTACCGCCGTCAGAGATGCGGCATTCCTTGCCCGCGCGGCCAGCCGAGACGATCGCGACGTGATTGCCGTCGCTGATGCGAGCCTGTCGCACCGGGCACTTGGTGCCGTCGGGTGCGGTGAAGTCGCCGAACTCGAGCTCGGCCGCATATCCGTTGGAAAGCTCCGTCTTGCCGGCCTCGACGTCGGCGATCGCCGCGGAGTCCATGAGGAGCAGATCGAACGCGAGATACTCGCCGTCCTTGAGCGCGCCCATGATGGCGCCGCGCGAATGGTCCTTCCAGTTTGCCGCGGTCACGGGCTGGCTGGGGTGATCGACGGTGATGGGCTTGCCGATGAAGGTCTGGACCGCCTGCTTGTCGAACACGGTGGCGGCATCGCGCAGGACCTTGACCGTGGCGGCGTCCCGGAGACCGTGGGCGTTGTCCGGATCGACCTGGTGGCCGCTGTAATCGTAGACGCCAGTGCGGGCCGAGCGCGCACGGACGGCCATGTAGCCCTCCTTGGTGCGGCGGGGCTTACCTAGCTCGAGCGCGTCGGTGAACTGGATCATGGGGTGGAGTTAGCGCCCGGAGCGAGGGTCCTTTACCGCCGTCAGGCTCCGCGCCGCACAGCTCTCTTGCGCGCCGGCTGCGATATCGCACGCTCCCACGACCAGCCGTAATGAAGAAGGCGCGACCGGATCGCGGCCACCGTCAAACCCGACTTTGCCGCCGCCTCCCTGATCGGGGCGACCTCCCAGCGAGTAGGGAATTCTCGCCGGCCCAGCTTTCGGCCGTGCTCTCGACGGGCGCACCCGCAGCTCTTGGTAAAGCCCCGCTGAAGATTGCGAAGTTCCGCACTGAAGTCGTTTCCGCAGATGCAGCGACAAAGGATTATGCGAACCTTCCGCGTGCCATCGGGGCATGCATACCCTCTTGGCTCGACCTCAGAGATCGCCGTTAGAGATCCGAAGCGTTCGCCGGCTTCGATGGGCTTTGGTTTGCTAGGCATGCCTCTAACATAGCGCGCTTTCCTGCGGGACTTTACCGCCGTCAGATGAACGCGCAGGATGGTGCCGGGCGAATCAACCGTGGAGCAGGCTGTGGCAAACAATCTTCATATTTCTTACGATCTTCACGCGCCTGGGCAGAACTACGACCGCCTCATCGCCAAGATAAAGACGCTCGGTGCCATGTGGGCGAAAATCCACTATTCCTTCTGGTACGTGAATTCTCCCTACACAGCGGAACAGGCCGTAGCCGTGCTGAAGACCGTCCTTGATCCGAACGACAAGGTGTATGTCGTGGACGCCACGAACAATGCGGCGGCTTGGAACCAGATCGCTCCCGATGTTGGGAACCTAATCAAGGAGCAATGGCTGAAGTAGCTCAGTCGAACTCCACCACCGCCAGCTTACGACACCCGCAAAAAGGCTTTTCCCCCGGCATATCGGCGGGCGGATTGCTGAACGAGTAGCGCTTGCGATGCCGCGCCTTGTGCTCGGCTCGCGGGTGCAGCTTGCCTGAGTGCATCCAGTCCCAATCATCGATCCCAGCCTGCCGCATCCTCTCCCCGTCCAGCGCGGATGACACCTTGGCCAATT